GGCGTGGTGTACGGGGCGGGCCAACCTATGGGAGCATCTTCGTCATGACCCGTTATGGCTCTAACACATCATATCATCGTCCAAGTGGCAGCTATAAGAGCTAAGGCCAGTGGTTCAACACTGAAACCTTATTTCTCTAGTTATGCCCTCTTGGGTGATGATCTTGTGTTAGCCCATGATGGTGTTGCTAGAGAGTACCGAAAACTTCTTCACACTCTCGATATGCCATTCTCTTTGGAGAAGTCACATGTGTCTAAAACCACATTTGAATTCGCTAAGAGATGGTTTCATCGGGGTGAAGAGGTAACCGGTTTCTCTCTATCAGGACTCATGAGTGTGTGGAAAAGCTATCCACTCCTCTTGAATTTCCTTCAAAACCAATCGAGTCATGGCTGAATGTTACCTTTGGAACGGCACCCGGATCTGATCCTTGCAATCCATAAAATTATCCATGGAGAGAATTTTATTGTTAATAGAACTCTCTCTATGATAAAAGTTTATGAATTGTTCTACTGGGTTCTTACTTTAAAGGGTAAGAACAAAACGGGGTACTCAGGTTTGCTAAAATGCATACATGAGCACTTCGGTTTTGATCTCTTAGAAGTTGAGAGTTTGATTAACTCTCCTGTGGATATCATTGAACTGATATACACTGAATCTAAGAAATACCTAGTGGAAAAGGATCTTTATACTTTCCAAAAGGACGCTTATGTAGTTAATGCTAAACTAAATAAGTTCGTTTCGGATCGTATAAAGGTAGCTTGCGCCGATCAAGCGACAAGAGAGTTTCTTAAAGAAACTCTATCTGTTGTCCTGAACTGGAACCACCCTATGGTACTGTGCTTAAATAGCATGATAGATAAATCCACGGAATTCTTAATGAATTACTGGGATCCATCAATCAGTTCCGATTTCCTTTGGGAAACCGGACTATCTAAGTACTTTGTATCACGCGGTGTGTTCTCTGCTCGGGCCCAGGTAAGTATTACCTTGGCCGAATCAGCTGTCCTTAAGGCTTTCTTGAAAATTTCAAAAGACTTCGTTGAGGGTAGGTTAGTACCTGTCCTCAATTCCGAAGGCTTTTGGATTCTCCAGAAACCTGATATTCCAGAGCCACCAACATAGATATGTTAGTGCGGTCTAGGAAAGTTTGACAGATTCATTAATCAGAATCTATTGGACTACTCTATAAAAGGGTTTGGATTTGAACCCAAAACGTTTATATAGAG